TTTACAAAGTGTGAAGAAAACTGTTGACGCTGCTATTGCTTCAAAAGCAAAAACACCAGCAGCTGAACCGGCAGCAGGAGCGGCACCGGCAGCAGGAGCGGCACCGGCAGCAGCTCAAGGAACGCCGTATGACCCAGCTAAAGCTGCCGCTGATCAAGCTGCTAAAAATCAAGCAGATGCTGAACAACGTAATGCAGATATAGAAAAAACAAAACAAGCTAATGCACAGACTGCACAAGCCGATGCAGAGTTAGTAGCCGCCGTTAAAGCCGCTAAAGCAAAACCTGGATTTCAACAAACAGCGCAAGATAAATTAACTATCCAGCAAGGTGCTGCAAAAGGAATTCATGAGTCTAAGAAAAAGAAAAAACTTGCTTTAGAATTTACAAGTAAATTTCTTAAAATGAAAATTTAAAAGAACGGGTGTCCGCTTTCTTTTGTAATTTCTAAATTTTTTTCTATTATCTTACCAATAATTTCTCTGTCCTCGTAGGATAATAGGTATGCCTCTGACAATGGTGTACCTCTCATATACCAACAGATTCTAAACAGCTCGTCTTTTATGGCCTTTGATTCTAATTCGTAGTCCTTGACTAATCTGTTGATACCGTCAAGGTCTAGAGTCAAAAGCCTTAGACGAAAAAAGTTGATGGATCAAAAGTAATAGGAACTTCAACAGTATCGCCGGTAATTCCTTTTTCACGCATCTCGTCTGTTACCGGAACAATCATTGGTTTAATAGTGTTATTTTCTCTTAGTGCATCTAAGTGAAATTGAATGGTGTTATAAATTTCTTTATCAACATTGTCAATAAATTCTCTAATGTGAGCAGGATCGTCAGTAGATCCGTTGGCGCTTTCAATTCTTTCAATACTATTTGAAATTGTTTCAACTGTGGTTTCTGTAAGTTTCTTAAAACTTTCTTGGAATAATTTTATTTTTTGATCTTCAGATAATTTTTCGTCATTAACTACTTCCATAATTTTTTGTGTTTCAAATGTCTGAAGAGCGGCTTTACTTAACGCTCTATAATCAAGAGGTTTAACAAATACAGTTAAATTTTCATTTACTGGAATAATAGGATTCCAGTTAATTTGAGACATTAATCTATCCATTAGTACACGAAGATCAACTTGATATTCTAATTCTAAATTGTCAGCAAACTTAACAGGAGTATTCATTACTTCTCCGTAGGTTGCGATACGTATAGCAATTAAAATAATATCAAGATCAATAGTAGGAATCTTCCATGCATTCTTAACATTAGGTACACAATGTTGTATAACATCAACTATAGCCTGCCCGTTCATTAACGCATCAGGAACTTTGAGCATAAGTTCGTCTTTAGCGGTCATTGAATAAACTGGGTATTCGCCGGTTTCAGATAATTCTAGACTTCCATTAGGCCAAAATAAACCTCCGCTAGGCAATTTAATATAAATTTTTGGCTGACGCATAAACATGCTCAAAGGATTGACGGTTGAATTCATAGGTTTTATCTCCGAATAAATAAGTTAGGAAGTTTCTTCTAAATATTTATATACGCACAAAATCACGGAAAAACAATGCCAGAACAAGTCACAGGTCAAATTGGTGCAGAATCAGTAATTCTCAATAATGCAGCATCCGAAGCAACGTTATTAAAATTACTTGCGGCGGTGCAAAAATCCGGTGGGTCAACTGCCGCTGCCAATGTTGCTGGTGTTGCAAAAAATGCTGGTATTGATCCTGCTACAGTTAAAGAAGCAACCGATCAAGTTGGCGGATTAGGCGCTGGCAGTAAAACAACTACAGGTGCTGTTAGCGGTCTAGGCAAATCTGCCAAAGAAGCTGATAGTTCAGTTAGTGGCTTTAATAAAATGGCTAATGCTTCTGCCGGAGCATTAGGAGCACTTTATTCTCAATTAATGAGCGGAGAACCGTCTGTTAGCGGAACACTGGCAGCATTTAAAGGACTGCCTTACGGTATCGGACAGGTTGCAACACTTTTTTCAATGGTTGCACAATTTCAAGAGCGTAATCTTGCGGTATATAGAGAAATTACAAATGCTGGTGCAAACTTTGGCGGTAGTCTAAGCGAATTAAGAATAGCATCAACTAAAACTTATATGACTGTTGAACAGTTTGGTAAAGTTGTAGCAGCCAACGGTAATACTTTAGCCAAAATGGGTACTACAGTCAATGACGGCGCTCTAGCGTTTGTTAACCTTAGTCAAAATTTAATCAGCAGTGACCTAGGTAGAAAATTAGGAGCTCTTGGTTACAGTACCGAAGAAATAAATCAAGGCATGCTGAATTACATTGAAGTCACTGGTGGTCGTTCAGCAGAAGAATTAAAAAATACAAAAGCCATTGCTCAAGCAGCCGGTGAATATATGACTGAGTTAGATAAGCTAACTCAGTATACTGGTGCTAATAGAAAACAAATGGAAGAAGAGCAGAAAAAAGCTGCTCAAAATGCTGCTTACCAAAGAGCTCTAGCAGGCATGGGTGAAAAAGAAAGAGCCAAAACAGAAGCTGCTATGGCGGCGGCCAGGCTCAGCGGTGTTGTTGGCGCACAAGATGCTTTAATGGCCAAAGTTGCAGGATTACCACCAATAACCAAAGAAGCAAAACAGTTTGCTGGAACATTGCCAGTAGCGTATAATGCTTTAATGGATACCGCAGATGCCGCAATGACTGCTGGCACTTCTATGGAAGATGTAAGAAAAGGTAGCGCCAGATACATGGAAGGTGTACAAACAGACGTCAACCGCTTAGGAAAAACTGGTGATGCACTGGCCTTTGGCGGCAACTCTGTTATTAATAGTGCAAGTTTATTTGCTACAAAGTTATCTAAGAAAGGTGATACTACTGCTGAACAGATAGGTAAATCATTTGATAAAATAACAACACAACAAGAAACACAGGCACAGTCTGAAGCAGATGCAATGAATGCGGCTCAAAACCAGTTAAAAGAATTTGGTTCTGCACTAATGCAAGCTATAGCACCTATAGTAGGATTCCTTACACCGGCAGTGAAATATCTTGGCCCTGCTTTAATGGCATTGGTAGGAATTGTATTGCTGACAAAAACAACCATGGCTCTTTATCAAGCGGCTATGGCCGCTAAAGCTGTTGTAGGCGCAGCAGGTGGCGGTGTTAAAGGTGCAGCCGGTGCATTAATGGATCGTATAACTGGTAGAGGGCCTGCCGCTGCTACTACTCCAGGTGTTACTCCACCGGGTGGTACTGTACCTACTCCACCTGGTAGTGATAAACTGGCCGCTGCAAAGCAGCCAGCTGGTGGAGGCTTTATGGGATTTATAAAATCTTTAGGCAGAGGATTAGCCAGTCTAGCACCTATAGCAGTTCCTATGTTAATTGGTGCAGGTGCCGTTGCTGGTGTAATAGCAATATTAGGTGCCGGCGTTGCTGCGGCAATAGCATTAATTGGATTGAGTTTACCTGTATTTGCAAAAGGTTTAAAAGAAGTTGCAGAAATTGACGGAATTAACCTTGCTAAAATTGCTCTTGGCCTTGCACTTTTAGGCCCAGCTATGATTGTGTTTACAGGTTCAAGTGTAGTTTCTGGTTTAGCCAATGCTGGTGCAAAGATTATAAATTTCTTTTCAGGCGGCGGGCCTGTAGCAACAATTAAAAATACCGTTCAAGAATTAACACCGGTATTACCACAGTTAGAAAAAATTGGGCCGGCATTGAACAGTTATTCAAACGGAATTATAGCATTTGGTAAAGCAATTAACACAGTCGATATTGCCAAAGCTGAAAAATTAAAAGAAGTTATGAAAGGCCCAGGGTTAGTCGATTCAATTAGTGCGGCTGCTGGAAAAATGGTTACTGCAACTGCAAATCTAGTTACAGGTCAAAAGGGCGAAGGAGAAAAAACACAATTGGCTGTCAATGCATTAAATAGTACAATGAAAGACCTATCTTTACTATTAAAAGAGATTTCAACAAATACCAAAGATACAGTTGCGGCAACAAAATCTCTTAGCGGTAACGTCTGGTAAAATAAATTATGTCTTGGAAAAAATATTTTACACCTGTTAATACCGGAGGAACGCTTAGTCCGATCAGCGGAATAAACAGCATGGCTCCGTCGGCCAGTAGAACCAATTACAGCAGTTACCTGCCGGATGTATATGCAGGTCATCCTAATCGTTTAGAACGATATGGGCAATACGATACCATGGACACAGACAGCGAAGTTAACGCTGCCTTTGATATCTTGGCTGAATTCTGCACACAACGAAACGAAGAAAACGGAACACCTTTTCAGGTATTCTTTAAAGATCAGGCTACTCAAACTGAAATTAAGATTATTAAAAAGTACCTGCAACAATGGACAAGACTGAATAAATTTCAGATTAGAATGTTTAAGATTGTTCGTAATGCTATGAAGTATGGCGACAGTTTTTTTGTGCGTGACCCTGAAACACAGAGTTGGATGTATATTGATCCTGCTAAAGTAGATAAAATCATTGTCAACGAAAGTGAAGGTAAAAAGCCAGAACAATATTTCATTCGCGACTTCAATCCTAATTTAGAAACATTGGCAACAACTGCAATCCAACCAACAAATGTACACGGTGGTGGAAGTCAATTTGGTGGAAGTTATGGTACAGGACAAGGCGGGGCTGGTGGTAGTCGCGGTATGGTTGGATCATTTACAACCACAGCTAACAGCAGTCGTTTCAGCGAAAATCAAAATCAATATGCTATTGATGCCAAACATGTAATTCATATTAGCATGAGCGAAGGATTAGATAATAACTATCCTTTTGGCAACAGTTTAATGGAAAGTATCTTTAAGGTATTCAAACAAAAAGAACTATTAGAAGATGCTATCCTTATCTATAGAATACAACGAGCTCCAGAGCGCAGAGTATTCTATATTGACGTAGGTAATATGCCAAGCCATTTGGCTATGAGTTTTGTTGAGCGTGTTAAAAATGAAGTTAACCAACGCAGAATTCCTAGCGTTACAGGTGGAGCCCAGAGTGTTGTAGACGCTGCATATAACCCATTAAGTATAAATGAAGACTATTTCTTCCCACAGACAGCAGAAGGCCGTGGATCTAAAGTTGAGATCTTACAAGGCGGACAAAATCTAGGAGAAATTGATGATCTTAAGTATTTTACTAATAAGCTGTTTAGGGCTTTACGTATTCCTAGCAGCTATCTCCCTACTGGATCTGACGACGGAGGAAGCAACTTTAATGATGGTCGAGTTGGAACAGCATTCATCCAAGAACTTAGATTTAACAAATACTGCGAACGACTACAAAGTTTATTAAATGAACCGTTTGATACAGAATTTAAAATGTACCTGCATACACAAGGTATTAATGTTGACAACAACGTATTTGAAATAAAATTTAATCCTCCGCAGAACTTTGCTAGTTATCGTCAAGCAGAAATGGATACCGCTCGTGTCAACACATTTAACACAATGGTAGCAGTTCCGTTTATGAGTAAACGCTTTGCAATGAAGAGATTCTTGGGCATGACCACAGAAGAAGTTGCAGAAAACGAACGTATGTGGCGAGAAGAAAACGTAGACGAAGACCAGTATCTAAGTGCTTCCAGCGAACTGAGAGGCGCAGGAATAACAGCAAACGGTATGGCTGCTGATACTGCGGCTTTAGGTTCAGCGGCTACGCCTCCGGCACCTACTGAAGGAACCGCTCCAGAAGCAGAACCAGCTGCCGGTGCAGCACCTGCAACACCTCCTCCAGCAGCATAAATACTGACATGATACTAAGAGAATTCATTTATTTTGATCGTGATCATGCAGATCCTCAAGAGGATAACAGGTATCTCAGTAACAATGATACCAGTATTCTTAAGAACAGCGACCTGCGTAAAACCAGATTGACCTTAAAAATGATCAATGATATTCGCAAGGCAGCTGAAGCACATGACAAAGAAAAACGTGAAGAACTTGGTCTAGTTAGAAAGATGTATGCTGCGCCTCCGCCGGAAGCAGCAGCACAATAAAGTATAAGAAAACTTTTTTTGTTAGAAACTAAATATTTTTAACAAAAATTCATCAAAACCAGGATTAAATCCTGCGTCTCTTGGTCAAAACGACTTGTTTTTGACCCATTTCGCGCACGAAAATTAACTATGCTGTAAATAACAGCAAGCCTTGCCGCTACCATAAAAAAGGAGAATAAACAAACATGTCTACCAAATTTGAACAGTTGCTAGACTTACTTGTAAACGAAGAAATGGAAAAAGCCAACGAGCTATTCCACGAAATCGTAGTTGAGAAGTCTCGCGAAATTTACGAAAACCTTATCGCTGAAGAAGATGATGAGGAAATGGACGAAGCCGCCGATGATGAGGAAATGGACGAGTCCGCAGAAGAAGATGAAGAATTAGATGAAGCAGCCGACGAAAGTATGGATCTTGAAGATTCATATATGATGGACGGTGGTGATGATGACAGCGATGATATGGGCGGTGATGCTACCGACGATCTAGGTGCTGACATTGGTGCTACCGACGACGAAGGCGGCGAATCTTCTGAAAAACAAGCAATTTTTGACATCAAGAATGCTATCGAAGAGCTAGAAGCTGCTTTTGCTGAGTTAGAGCAATCTCAAGGCATGGACAGCGGAGATGAATTTGATGCAGGCGATGATGCTGACGATATGGGTGGTGACGACATGATGGGAAAACCAGCAATGGAAGGTCGTCGTCTACGTGAGTACAGTGAAAAAGTTGGCAACGATTGGGACAAAAGCGGAAGCCAAAAGACACCAGGCCCAGTAGGTTCTGGTAAGGGCGACTTAGCAGGTCAAACCAGTGTTGACGGCGGAAAAAGCCCAGTAAGCTCTGGTAAAGGTAAGCCTTCTACCGGTGCTACAGCTCACAACATCCTTGGCGATGCTAAAACAGGTCAAGGTAAAAATACCGGAGATCGTCCTGATAGCCTAAACAAAGGTATTGCACAAGTCAGCGGTGAGAAGTTTGCTAGCGGTCTAAACAACGTAGACGGTAAAAAGTCTGGCGTTAAGACACTAAGCAAAGTCGCCGGTGGACACGGTGCTGAGAAGAAAGGTGCAGGTCCTGGCCCAGTTGGTGCAGGCACAGGCGACAAAGCTGGTCAAACCAGCGTTGGCGTAGTGAAGAGCCCATTAAACGGCGCACCTAATCGTAACGCTTAATTAGAGAACCTGGATGAAACTAGCATATCTAAGAGAACATTTAAGTTTTGACCAGGCTCAAGCGGTGCTTGAGTCTGATGACAAGGATGGTAAAAATCTTTATCTTAAAGGAATTGCTATTCAGGGCGGAATCCGTAATGCCAATCAACGTGTCTACCCTGTAGACGAAATTGAACGTGCTGTGAAATCGCTTAATGATCAAATTCAAAACGGTTATAGTGTTCTTGGAGAAGTTGATCATCCAGATGACCTAAAAGTTAATTTGGACCGTGTTTCACATATGATTACTCAGATGTGGATGGAAGGTCCAAACGGGTATGGGAAAATGAAAATTCTTCCTACACCTATGGGAAACTTAGTCCGCACCATGCTTGAAAGCGGTGTAAAACTTGGTGTTAGTTCTCGTGGTAGTGGCAATGTCAACGACATGAACGGCCATGTATCCGATTTCGAGATTATCACGGTGGACATAGTAGCTCAACCCAGCGCACCTGGTGCTTATCCTACACCCGTGTATGAACATTTAATGAACACACGCGGTGGTATGAGAGCACTCAGGGTCGCTACCGAAGTAAAAGAAGATCCAAAGGCCCAGAAATATCTGCAAGAAGCACTCTTGCATGTTATTAAAGGTCTAAAATAAGCCCGAGGAGAAATTAATGTTGGACGCATTCAAACAATTAGTTGAATCAGGTGTAATGACAGTAGAGACACAACAAGTAGTCGAAGCTGCTCTTGCTGCCAAGATTCAAGAGAATCGCGACCAAATTACCGCAGAACTTCGTGAAGAATTCGCACAAAAATATCAACATGATAAAAGCATGATGGTAGAAGCGATCGACAAGATGTTAAGCGACCGTTTGGCCGTAGAAATGACTGAATTGCACGCTGACAAAAATGCTCTAGCAGAAGCAAAATTAGCATATCAAACAAAGATTGCTGAAGATGCAAAGAAACTAGAAGGTTTTGTTATCAAGCAACTAGGAAAAGAATTGGTTGAGTTCCAAGGAGACCGTAAAAAAGTTTCTGAAAACTTTGCCAAGTTAGAGCAGTTTGTAGT